AAGTGTTCATGAAGCAGACGATAATATAGAGATGAGTGAAGAAGAATGATAGAAATATGGAGAGATATTAAAGGATATGAAGGAAAGTATCAAGTATCGAATACAGGTAAAATAATTTCAGTCAAATATAATAAAACAAATAAACCCAAAGAATTAAAACAAAAACTAAATAAATATGGTTATTATGAAGTTACGTTATCTAAATACAATAAAACAAAAGTTTTTTTAGTGCATAAATTAGTAGCTAAAGCATTTATACCCAATCCTAAAAAGTGTGAGTCAGTTACACATATTGACAACAATAAAATTAATAACTATGCGAATAATTTAAAGTGGATATTTAAAGAAGAAATATGTTTATTTGCGAAAGGAAAACCTACAGAATATAAATTATCATATAAAGGGAAAGCATATAAAAATTATTCACAATTAGCAAGAGATTATAAGATGAATAGTAAGCAATTTTTAGAGCGATTGGGAAGAGGTTGGGGTATTGACTTAGCATTAAAAATACCAGTAGGTACAGCAATAAAAGGCAGATTACCATATTTATATTATTATTATGGAGAATTAAAACCTATTAAACAAATAGCACAATTAAACAATATACCTGAAAAAAGAATACAGAGTAGACTGAAAAGAGGGTGGAACATATATGAAGCAGCTGAAGTTCCAAAACTTAAATAAAAAAATAGAAAGGAAGTAAAAATATGTCAAAAAATTTAGGGAAAGAGATATACAGTGATTATAGATATGATAGTAGATATGATTCAAGATGTAAGTTATATATACAAGAAACAGTAGAATTGATTTTAAATTATAAATATGGAGATACAATACCATTTGATATTGTTGCTAAAAGTTTACATTTTAATATAGAAGATGAAAAAGAAAAATCAAAATTTAATTCAGCAATGGGAAGAATTAAGAATTTCTTAATTGAATATGGATATGTTCTAAGAAGTGTAAGAGGAGTAGGCTATTATATCTTAAAACCTAAACAAATAAGTGGGTACTGTTATCATACATATATTATGAGAACACAAAATTTGCTAGAAAAAAGCGACTTAATACTAAAACATGTTGATACTTACGATATGTCTGATATTAGAAAACAAGAGCATAATGAAGTACAACAATTGAATGAAGATGTTAGACATGCTATATATAATGAGATCCTAAATAGTGATTATAAGAAAAACAAAGATAGTTATAATACGTTAAAAGATTAGAAAAAAATGATAAAACACGATAAAAAAGGTTGAAAATAGATGTATTCTTATGTTATATATATAATTGGTATTAGTATAAAGAACACATTCATTCCTTTTTATTAGCTCTTTAAAGGAATTTGAGTGTGTTTTTATTTTAACCTTCTTTCTAGTATGCAGGGCATTGCTTTTCCTCCTTTCACATAGAAAAGTTATTAATGTTATACCTACCTTTCCTATAAAGTATAAATGGTTTAATTGATATAAAATGCCTTGCATAGTAAATAGAGGTGAGAGATTATGCGTAGTGAATTATGTATGACTAAACAATGTAAAACATGCAAGAATGAAATAAACTGTTTCAGAATTTGCGAACATAATTATATCTTTAAAAAGAGATACCCAAAAAGATATTTATATGTATGCACAAAATGCGGTGCTAAGTTGAAATTAAAGTATGATGATATATGCGTAGAATGTATTAGAACTTGTAAAGGTAAAGTAAAATCAATGTACGATAATAATACACATATAGCAAAATTATGCTCTGGATTTAAAAGTAGTGAGAAAAATGTGTAAAAGATATTAAAAAGTCGTCGAAAAATGTGTAAAAAGTATATAAAAATGGTTAGAAAAATGTGATAGTATAGGAGGGAGTAAAGATGGAAACAGGCAGACCAAAAAAATATAAAAGTGTAGAGGAATTAGAAGCGAAAGTAAATAAATATTTTGTAGATTGTGATATACTAAAACAACCATATACTATGACAGGTTTGGCAATAGCATTAGATATGGATAGACGCTCATTATTAAATTACAGAAAAGAAGAAGGTTACGAGGATTTTTTTCCCACAATAAAAAAAGCAAGGGATAAAGTTGAAGAATCACTAGAAAGAAAACTACTAACAAATAACGCCAACACAACAGGCGTTATTTTTAATTTAAAGAATAACTTTGATTGGAAAGATAAACAAGAGATAGACGCAAGTTTAACCAATACAAAGATAGAAGTAAAATTAACAGATGACTAATACAATACAAGTAGAAATAAGTAAGAAGGTTTTTAATAAAGCCTTTTTACCATATATAGACAATGAAAAACGTTACTTAGTATTCTATGGTGGAGCAGGAAGCGGAAAGAGTTTTTTTATAGTAGAGCGATATGTAACAAAATGTTTAAAGAATAGCAAGTTTAATTTGTTAGTAGTAAGAGCCACAGGAAAGAGTAACAGAGATTCCACATTTGCATTATTTAAACAAGTTATATACAAGTGGAATTTACAACAGTATTTTAAAATAAATGAATCAGATTTAAGGATAGTATGCCTTCTAAATGGCAATGAGATAATATTTAGCGGACTAGATGACGTTGAAAAATTAAAGTCCGTAACATTTAGTAGAGGAGAACTTACAGATATATGGATAGAGGAAGCGTCAGAAATACTAGAAGCAGATTTTAACCAATTAGATGTACGTTTAAGAGGTAAAGGAACAAAGAAACAGATAGTAATAAGTTTTAACCCTATAGACGTAAATCACTGGTTAAAGAAACGATTCTTTGACAGAAAAGATGATAATATAGAGATATTCCATAGTACGTACAAAGACAATGAGTTTTTAGATGAAGATTATAAAAAGCTGCTAGAGAGTTACAAAGATACAGACGAATACTACTACAATGTTTATTGCTTAGGTATGTGGCGGAGTATTAGGAAAGACAGTATTTGACGCAAGAAAGATAAATGAAAGATTACAGACAATACCCAAACCAATTAAGGTTGGGTATTTTTTATATGATTATGATGGTTTAAGAATAACAAACATTAGATGGTTAAACGATCCAAACGGATATATCCGCATATATAAAGCTCCAAACGTACCAGTACAAACAAAGTATTGTATAGGTGGAGATACAGCAGGTGAAGGCTCAGACTTTTATACAGCACATGTTCTTGACGCAAAAACAGGAGAACAAGTAGCAACATTTAAGAATCAATTTGACGCAGACCTTTATACTAGACAGATGTATTGTTTAGGTAAGTATTATAAAAATGCACTAATAGGAATAGAGGCAAATTTTGACTCGTACCCAATAATGGAACTACAAAGGCTAGGTTATGACAACCAATATGTACGTGAAAAGCAAGATACATACACAGGACAGACAGAAAAACGCTTTGGATTTAAGACCACCCTTCTTACACGTCCGACAATCATTTCTAGACTGATTGAAGTAGTAAGAGAGGAAACTGATAGCATAAACGATAAAGACACGTTAGAAGAGCTTTTGACAATTGTTCGTAACGAGAAGGGGAGGATAGAAGCTCCTGAGGGAGGACATGACGACCAGATGATGGGACTAGCTATTGCACATCACATACGAGAGCAAGTAACATTCAAAACAGAACCAATAAAAGTATATCCAGAGTTTAATTTTGAAGTTGAAAGAGTTGGCACATACGACTTTGGAGAAAAGATAGAGGTAATATAGGAGGAGTTATGAATAACGAAGAATTTATAAAAAAAGCAAAAGAATTGGTTAAGATATATGCGTTAGAACATTTAGATAAAAGCGATAACATACCAGAGTTTGATGTATTTATAGTTTGGAGTTGCAAAACTTTGCAAAATAGTAAGCTATTAGCAAGTACAACGCTATTTGATGGAATGTATTATGAGATAACTTTAAATGGGGATAAACAAGAAATTTATTTTGACGCATATAAAAAATTCGAGAATAAATGTATTAAAGTATAGGAGGAACAGAAATGAAAAAGAGAAGTAGAAGAGAAAGAAAAGAAGATTTTAAGAAAGCATATTATGTAGAGCTACAAAAACAAGGTATAGTTGATAAACCAGAAAAGAAGTTAGATGATATGACAAAGAAAGAATTAATTGAACTTGCAAGAAGTAAAGAATTAGATGTAAACGATAGAATGACTAAGGCAGAGATAGTTGAACTTATAGGAGAGTAGTATGGAGACAATTTTATTAGTATTGCTAATGGGTGTAATGAACCTGTTAGCTTTTTTAGTTGGTGCAAGAACCGCACAAAAAGTACAAAAAAATGAAACAATAGAACTACCAAAAATAAAAAGTCCTGTTCAATTCGTTGATGAATTTAGGGAAAAGAAAGAAACAGACAAACAAAGGGAAATTGAAAAGACTAATTGGGACAATATAAACAATTATAGAGGCGACAGCTTAGGACAAAAAGATTTTAAGTAAGGAGTAAAAGATGGATATAGAAGAACTACAAAACACTGATATATGGAACTTGTATGAACAAGGCAAAAATTATTGTAGATTAATTAACATGTATTCAGATACAGATAAAAACTATAGATTCTATAATGGCAACCAATGGGAAGGACTAAAAGTAAGTGGAATAGAACCAGTACAACTTAATTTCATCAAACCGATTGTCAAATACAAGACAGGTAATATCAATGCAAATTTATGGGCTGCAAACTTTTCATCAGAGAATTTTGAAAATAAAGAGTTCAGAAAAACAGCAGAGAGAACTTGTGAGATGTTAAACAAGAAGGCAGCAAAGATATGGGAAAAAGATGAATTAGATTATAAGGTAAGAAAAGTTGCTAAAGATTCTGCTATAAATGCAGAAGGTGTAATGTACGTTGATTATAACAAAGAGGAACAAAGCCCAATAAATGAGATTATAGCAAAGAATGACATATATTTTGGAAATGAAAATGATAGCGACATACAAAGACAACCATACATACTTATTAAGAAAAGAGTTCCAGTAATAGAAGCACAAGAAATAGCAAGAGCTGATGGAGTAAGTGAAAGCAAACTAGACTATATTGTAGGCGATATGGACGTATGGGAACAATCAGGAGAATCAGCAAAGCAAGAAAAAGACGATATGTGTACTATTATTACTAAGTTATACAAAAAGAATGGAACAGTACACTTTGCAAAAGCTACAAGATATGTTGAATTAAAGAAAGATACAGATTCAGGACTAAAACTTTATCCAATAGCACACATGATATGGGAAGAAAAAGAAGGCTCAGCAAGAGGGGAAGGCGAAGTTAAACACTTAATTCCTAACCAAATTGAAGTAAATAAGACAATAATGCGTAGGTTAATTACAGTAAAACAAACAGCATATCCACAAAAAGTTGCAAATAAATCAAAGATAATGAACCCAGAGGCTTTAAATGAAGTTGGAGGAACTATTTGGACTGATGGAGCAAGTGCTGATGATGTAAACAAAATATTAACAACAATACACCCTGCTCAGATGAGTGCTGATGTTGAAAAGGTACAGCAAGAATTAATACAAACAACAAGGGAACTTGCAGGAGCAGGAGATATTGCAACAGGTGAAGTAAATCCAGAAACCGCTTCTGGTAAAGCAATTCTAGCAGTACAACAGGCTTCACAACAACCTTTAGTTGAACAATTAGGAGCTGAAAAGAAGTTTATTGAGGACATGGTTAGAATATGGCTTGAGATGATTACAGTTTATTCTGATGAAGGAATAACGCTAGAAGAAACATTAACAGATCCACAAACAGGACAAGAAGTAACACAGCTTGTAGAAGTACCACAAACAGTTTTACAAGAATTACAAGCCACAGTTAAAATAGATGTTACACCAAAAGGAGCGTTCGATAAATATGCACAAGAACGTTCTATCGAGAATTTATTCACAAATGGAATGTTTAATATACAAAGATTAACAGAGCTAGAAACATACGTAAAACTTTTAGATGATGATAGTGTAATGCCAAAACAGAAGTTAGAAGAAGCAATAGAATTTATGAAACAAGAACAACAGAAGATAGCTGCAATAAATGCACAGGCACAAGTAATGCAGCAACAGGCAAATCAATTCTTAAATAATGATCCAGACACGCAAGCCGAACAAATAATGCAAGCACAGTCAATACCAGGATAATTAATCACATTGTAAGTTAAGTCTTTACTTAATACTGCAGTGTGTTTTTTTATCGTCCAAGCATTTATGACGTTAAACTGTATGGATATAGTCAAGACAAAGACTTAAAAATAGGAGGTTATTATGGAAAATAATGAAAATGTTGAGGAACAAGCAACAGAAAATCTTGTTGAAGGCGAAGAAGTTGCCACAGGAACAGAGAGTGTTCAAGAGGACACCAAAGGGAATGAAAAACTTTATACTGAAGCTGATATAGACAAGCTAGTTAATGCTAAGGTTGATGAAATTCTTCCTAGCAAAATTGAGAGAGCAAAGAGCAGAATAAGACGAGAATACGAGGACAAATATGGACGAGTTGAAACTGTTCTCAAGGCAGGATTAGGAACAGACAGTTTAGAGGACGCAACAAAACAATTAGCTGATTTTTATACAGATAGAGGTATTCAAATTCCAGCACAACCAACGTATTCAGAAACGGACGTTGAAGTGTTAGCCGATTCAGACGCAAATCAAATTATAAAGGCAGGTTATGACGATATAGTTGATGAGTTAGATAGATTGGCAGGAAAAGGTGTTGAAAAAATGACACCTAGAGAAAAAATTGTCTTTTCAAAATTAGACAATGAAAGAAAAAGACAGGTAGGAATAAAAGAACTTGCAAGCATTGGTGTAAAACCAGAATCTCTTGAAGACAAGGAATATAAAGACTTTGCAAGCAAATTAAATCCAGAAATGTCTATTAAAGAAAAATATGAAATGTATTTAAAGTTTAAACCTAAGCCAAAGGTTGAAACGATAGGGAGTATGAAAACAACTGTACCAGACAACAAAGTCAAAGATTTTTATACCCCTGATGAAGTAAGGAAACTAACGTCGAAAGACTTAGACAATCCTGAAATCATGAAGGCAGTAGAAAAATCCATGACAATGTGGGAAACAGGAAAATAAACGCTCCCTTAAAAAGAAGGAGTGATTTTTTATGGCAATTTCAAATTTCCAACAGACAGTATGGTCTAAAAAGATTCAATTACAATTAGACACAATAACATCATTAAAAGACCATTGCGACTTCCAATTCGAGGGCGATATAAAATACGCTAAGGAAGTTAAAATTTTAGGTGTAACAAGACCTACAATAAGAACTTATGTACCAGGAACATCTTTAACAAGAGAGGCAGGAACAGACAGTTCACAACTATTACAAATAAATCAATACAGATACTTTGATTTTGAAGTAGAAGATATTGACAAAGCTCAATCTGTACCAGGACTAATTGAGGCTTTAACAAAAGAAGCTACATTAGGACTATCAGAAGAAGCAGATAAATATATTGCTTCATTAGTAAATGCTAATATAACAACATTAGCAGCAAACGGAAACGTTGGAACTAAAACTGATATATCTGGTGTTACAGATGGTGGTATAGGCTTAATTGAAGCAGGATTCAAGAAACTATACGAGAATAACTGCAAAGTAACAGATTCTTATTACTTAGAAATAAACCCAGAATGGTATACTATTTTAAGACCAGAAATCATAGAGTTAGATACAAACAACTCTGAATTAATCAAGAAAGGATTCGTTGGTAAATATGGTAATGCTTTAATTTCTATCGAAAACTTACTATATAAAGGAACATACGATAGTACAGCAAACGTAACATTATGTATGTTAAGAACTTCAAAAGCTATTGCTTTTGCAGGACAAATAGATAAAGTAGAAGCATACAGACCACATGACGCTTTCCAAGACGCATTAAAGGGATTATATGTATTTGGTGCAAAAATAGTAAGACCAGAACAATTATATGTATTCCCAATTTATTAAAAGCAAGGGGCTAAACCCCTTGTTATTTTTATTAAAGAGGAGTGATATGAATGGCAGCAGCAAATTTAGATACTAACAAATTGACAGGAGAATTAAATGACATAAAAGCTCTTACACTAACAGCTTTAGACGGAACAGATGGTGGAACATATACAGCAACAAAAGGTGATGAAAGAACAGTACTTGTAATTCAAAATACAGACAGTTCAAATGCAGAGGACGTAGTAATAAAAGCACCAGCACACCCAGTATTAGGTGTAGGAACAGGTTTTCCAGATAAAACTGTATCAGTAGCAAAGAGTGCAACAGCAGTATGCTATGTTGAAACTATGAGATATTTAGACGCAGCAACAGGCAAAGTAACAATAAAAGGATCTGCAGATGTAAAAGTTGGCGTAGTTCAAATTTAATTTTAAATGGGGCTCGTTTAGGTGGGCGATAGGGGGATAAAATATCCTCCTATTTTTATATAGCAGCTTAGAGAAACGGTTATCTCATCAGTCTCATAAGCTGAAGATAGTAGGTTCAACCCCTACAGCTGCAACCAAAATTTTAAAGTGCAATTCTAAAGTGCAAATTTTGCACTTTAGTTATATTAAAGGAGAAAAATTATGGAAAAACCAGAATATTTTGTAGTAGCACCATCAAGTAAGCTATTTGGTGGAATTAAAGTAGAAAAAGACACAGAATTTGAGACATGGAATGATGATAAAACAGTTCATCAAACATTAAAAGACTTAGAACTTGTAACATACATAAATAAAGAATTAGATTATAACGGAATAAAGAGTAAAGAAGAAAGTAAAATGACAACTAAATTACCAGAAGGAATAGTTCTTGTATGGGACGAAGAAACAGGTTACATTGTACCAAATTACAGAATGTTGAAAATAGATGAAGCTATTGAGATGTTAAAAAGGGCAAATGATATAACAAAGCCTATTGAAGAACATAATCAAGTAGGAGGATAAAAAATGACTTTAGAAGAATTTAAGTATAAAGTATACGCATTAATTGAGGAATATAGTGATAGTGCTGATGAAATGACAGAAGATGAAGATCTTGCAACAAAAATGAATACAGTAATTAATCAAGTACAGAATGAAATGGCACGATTTAAAAAGATAAATGGATATGCAGTTCTTGACGTCGAAATGGACGAAGTAAAGACTTTAAACGAGATAGATGAGAACTTATATCAATTAAACTTAATCCGAGGTGTAGAAGCGGAAATAATTGGAGATAGAATAATCTTTAATGAAGATGGTACTGCAAAAATCTTTTATTACAAATACCCAACACAGATAAATCAAGATACAGACGATAGTTTTGAATTTGAATTAGATCCAGACGTTCTTGAAGTAATGGTATATGGAGTAGCAGCAGACTTGCTAAAAAGTGATGTTTCATCTAATTATGGCAAAATTTATGCAGACAGATATAGAGAGATGAAGAACGAACTAGATCCTAGAAAATCAATGGGAATGATATACATAGATGGTGGCATGGAGGTATAAGATGGCAGATTCAGGTTCTTTAATAGCAAAAGAATATAAAAATTTTAGAGGTGTAGACTTTACAAATGTTGAGGTAAAGTTATACAGAAGTCCAGACGCTCTCAATGTGTGGCGAGATTATAAAAAGAAGGGCGAAGGAATTACAACGAGACCAGATATAGAGTTATATGAAGAGATGGATAATTCTGTATATGGTCTCTTTTTTTATGAGATAGCAGATTCTTTTACACAACTTATTGTTCATTCAGGTACAAAACTGTATAAAATAGAAAATGGCGTAAAAACACAGATTTATATAGGAATGAATCCTCGTAAAAGTCAATTCTTTGTATTTAATAATATTTTATTTATAAAAGATGGTATTAATTATCTAGAGTATAATGGCACAACATGCACAGAAGTAGCAGGGTATATCCCAACAACGTCAATAGGAAGGAGTCCTGGCGGTGGAGGAAAGGTTTACCAGGACGTAAACCTTTTGACTGGTTGGAGAAAAAATGGTTTTGTTGCTGATGGTACAAGTAAAGTGTACTGTTTAGACGCAGAAAATATAGACAATGAAACATTGGTTGTTAAAGTAAATGATGAAGTTAAAACACAAGGCACAGATTTCACAGTTAATACTACAAGAGGTGAAGTAACGTTTGTTATA